GTGCCGCTTGTGCAGCCGCCGGTCAGGATGCCGCTCGTCGTGACGCCCTCGATGTCGCCGGTGCCGACGGTCGCACCGCACGATGCCGTGCCGTCGCTCGTGATGTTGTCGACAGCGGTCCCGGCGACGCATGGCGAGCCGGTGCCGGGGATGTCGACACCAAGCGGGGATGCGACCGTGCAGTTGCCCGTCAGCGTCGAGTCGGTGGTGCAGACACGCAGTCCCGGCGGGGGCACAGGCTGCGCCGTCACCGGCGGCGACGTCCACAGCAGTGCGACGATCGCCGCGGGAATGGCCACGATGAGGGCCAGCAGGTATCGCCTCATGGGGTCAGGCTCGCGCCGGGTCCCACGCGGGACGATTCGCTAGCGGCCGAGCATCTTGGCGATGAGCGGCGCGTTGAGCTGGATGACGTTGATGATGCTCTGCTGCCCCGCCTTGGTGCTGTTCATCGCGAGGAGCGCCCGGGGGTCAATGGCCACGTTGTTGTTGATGATGTTGCCCCCGCCGCCCTTCGCCGCCTCGGCTCGCTGCTGCGGCGTGCGGACGTGGATGCTCTCGCCTGGGGTGATCCGGAACATCGCCAGCGCCGAGTCCGTCGAGCCGGCCCCGCGCGTGTAGATATCGCCGCCGGTCGCGAACCCGGGCAGGTTGAGGCCGGGACGCGAGAGGTAGTCGAAGCCGGTGGCGCCGCCGAGGAGGCCGAAGAGGCCGCCCCATCCGCCAGCGCCTTTGACCCCGCCATAATCGCCGGTGAGCCCCTTGAGGATGAGTGCCTGGGTGATGGCCTTCGCGACCTGGTCGGCGAGCGAGAGCAATCCGTCGCCGATGGACGAGAAGAAGTTCGACCACGAGGCGTCAGCAGCTGTCGCTCCGTCCACGAGGATCGAGGCGAAGTCACCTGCGCTGCCGATGAGCTGGTTGCGCATGACGTCGTCGAGGTCGACGAGCTTCTCCTTCGACTCCGCGAGTTTTTGGTTGTACTCGGTGAGCGCGTCTTGCGCCTCGCGATTGGCCGCCGCTAGGCGCTCCCAGTTGATGCCGCTCGGCACTTGCGGAATCGGGATGCCCGTCGGCGCGGAAATACCCATGCCTGCCGTCGCCGAGCGAAACGTGCCGACGTCCGTGCCGCCGCTGATCGTGTCGACGCTCGCGATCTCCGCACGGGTCGCCCACTTCGCGCGAGCCTCGGCGACCGCCTCGTACCGCTTGGCCGTGACGCCGAGTTCCTTGTTCAGCGCTCGAAGCGGAAGGACGCCAGCAGCCACCGCGCTTGCCATGTCGACCTGTCGATCGAAGGCGCGATTCTGCTGCACGATCGACTCGGCGACCGCGGAGGCGTACCCCTTCTCCGCGTAGATCTGTTGGATCCGCGCGTCGCGTGCCGCGCGAGCGAGCTCGACCTGCTGACGCTGCTGCTGCGGCGTCCCGCCTCCGACGAGCGTCCCCATCGAACCGCGGCCGAGCTGGTTCTGCAACTCAAGGAGCGCCAGCGTGTACGCGCGGACGTCGTTCACGAGCTTCTGATAGCCCTCGCTCTGCGCGGCGAGGATGTCGATCGCCTGCCGCTGCGCCGTGTCGCTCTTCTGCAGCTCGCGCAACCGCTCCTGCGCCTCACGGAGGTGGCGCGTCGACTCCGCAGCCGCGCGCAGCCGCGCGTTCTGATCGTCGAGCTGCGCGTTAAGCTGCCCGAAGAATCCGCGCTGGTACTCGACCTCTTTGATGTACGCGCGCGCCTCGGCCGCGGCCCGCTTGCTCTCGGCCGTGCGCCCGCTGACCCAGTCGCCGAAGTCGTCGCCGAGGTCCACCAGTAGGCCAGTCACGGCACCGATCGCAGCGCCCCAGGGGCCCGCGATCTGCGCGCCCGCAGCTCCGAACTTGATCGCCGATCCGACGGCACTGCCGAGCAGGTTGTCGGTGAGCTGCAGCTTCTGGTTCAGCAGCTCGAACGCCTGGTTCGCACCGCTGGCGATCTGGCCGATCTTGAGCCGGTCGACGCCAGCCGCGATGCCGCCGAGCCCGGCCCCTGCGCCGCCGCCGCCGCTCGCCTTGCTCGTGAGCCCAGCTGCAGCGGCCGACTTGAGCAGCGCCTGCGCGTGTTGCTCCGCGCTGATCTTGCCGTCGCGCTGCAGCTTGTCGAGCACCTGTAGGTCCCGCTGCAGTCGCTGCATCGGCCCGTGGATGCGGTCGAGCATCTCCTGCTCACGGCGGATCGCTTCGGTGAGACCATGGAACCCCTTGACGCTCGCCATCGTCTCGGCGGCTTGGCGCTGCTGCGCCTGCGTCGCCTTCCTCGCCTCCTCGGCAAGGAGGTGTTCGTAGCGGGCCGCGCGCGCGATGGCCTCGCCGAGGTTCGACAGCGCCTGATCGCCGCGCCGCGCCTCCGCGGCCATCGCTGCGCCGAGCCGCTTGAACGTGCCAGCGAGGCTGTCGAACGCCTTCGCCCCCTGCTCCTTGAGGGAGACCGCCGCGCTCTCGGTCTTCTTGACCTCCTCCGTGACCTTCCTCGCGCTCGTCGCCGCCGGCCCCGGATCCAAGCTGATGGTGATGTCGAGGTCGCTCACCCGTTCAGCCTCGCCTCGCCGAGCATCCGGGACGATCTAGCCCTTGGACTCGGCCGCCCGTCGCACGCGCTCAGCCTCGCGCCTTGCGTGGTCCAGGTCGAGCCGGCGCAGGACCGCCGCGACCACCTCGGTCTCGCGCCGACCGAGCCCGCGTCGAGCGCACCACGCATCCACGGCACGCCACCGCACCGCGCCCGACGTCGTGACCGAGCCCGCCATCCCGAGCGGCACCGCGATCACGGGACGCTCGCTCTCGAGCGCCTGCGCAGCCTCGAGACAGACGCGCCCCGCCTCGCCGATGTCAGGCTGCTCGGCGCGCAGCTTGGCGAGACGTGGATCCGCCTTGACCTTGCGTCCCATCGCAGCGGCGCGGCCCGTCCTCGTGCTGTCCGCCTGCTCGAGCGCGGTGACCTCACGACTCCAGGAGAGCCACGCCGCTACGCGTTTCCCAGCTCGTCTCCGTCGACGATCTCGGCCTGGAAGTTGTCGCCGTTGCCGATGAAGGCGAGGAGCGCGGCGAGCCGATCGGTGCGCTTGGTCGTGACGAACGAGCCGAGGATCTGCTCGCCGCGCGCCTGCGTGTACGTGAGCCCCTCGGGGACGTTCTCCCAGCCGACGACGAGGTGCTGCGCGATGAGGCGGATGATCGCACGCGACCACTCGTCGGAGCCGCGATCGATCTTGCGAAACGCCTGCGCGTCGATGGCGCGCTGGTAGTCCTCGCTCGCGCCGCTCCAACGCACGATGAGCGCCACGTCCTTGCGATGGCCGTTGATGCGGATGCCCGCGATGGGATACCGCCGCGTCTCGTCCGCGGCGATCGAGGTGAGCTGTAGGTCCATGCCCCAAAGCCTCGGCCTGCGTCGCGAGAGGGACGATTCACCCTTGCGGGGCCGGCTTCGGAGTCGCGGGCCGGCGCCGCGCAGGAGGACCCGCGCGCTGGACGAGACGCGCGGCGCTGCTCCGATCAGCGTCGATCAGGTCTCCGTCGCCGACGGGTCGGCGGTCGGGATATGGCCGAGCACGTTGATCGCACACACGACGTTGCTGTTGAGCGGATCGCCGTGCGGGACGAAGTTGGCGTCGAGCATGACCGCGCCGTTCTCGGGGTACGTCTTCGCGCCGCCGGTGAGCCGCCCGGTCGGCATGTCGATCGCGATGGCGCCCTGCGCGTTCTTCATCAGCATCTCGGCGCGGACGATGGTCCGATCGCTGATGGCGCGCGCCTGGTCGGCGTCCTCGAAGAAGATGGACATGCCGGTCAGCCCCGGATCGATGTCGCCGAAGATCGCGCCCTCGGCGCCGCATCCGCCGATGGCCTTGCGCATCATGACGTTGTGATTGATCGCGAACGTCGCCGTGTTGACCTCGCCGATCACCTCGGTCTCGTCGCTCACCTTGACGACACGGAACGCGAGCATCGAGGCGCACATCGTGTGATAGAGCGCGGTCTGCAGCGGGCGATACGCGCTCGATGCGCCGGCGAGCCGGTCCGCGCTCTCGTTGTAGCCGTCGATCTTGCGGGCCATGAACGAGAGCGTTGCCTCGATCTTCGTCTCGACGCCGAGCGAGAGCGAGAGCGAGTTGAGCACCGAGCTCGTCGCGTAGCTGTAGACGTCGGCATCGGCCGCGCCCACCGAGGGATCGACGAGCTCGAGCCACCACGCCGGCTCGCGGATGTAGTCCGCGTGGCCGAACGGCACGTTACGGAAGCACGCGCCGAAGTAGAGCCGAACCGTGCGCCCCGTGCCCGAGACCGCCGCGGCCGAGAACGTCCGGTGCTTGAGCTGCAGGAGGTTCGTCGTCGGCGCCGCCTCGATGGTCGCGTAGTGCAGCCCCTCGGTGAGCGAGGCGTCCGGGAAAGAGCCGGTGTCGTCGCTTGCGCGGAAGTAGACGCGATGCCCGGGGACGAGATCGAACACCGTCACGTCCTGCGAGGACGTCGTGAGGTCGCCGTCGCTGTTGATGTTCAGGTCCCCCGAGGAGAACTCGAAGCCGACGACCTCGACGAGCACGGAGCCGGCGGGGCTCACGGTCTCTGCGGTGAACGAGCTCGCGGGAACGTTGAGCGTGGTCGCGTTCGAGCCCGACTCCAGCGTGAACACGCCGTTGTTGCCCGCGTTGGCCGCGCCGGTGACTTTGATGATCGTCCCTGCCGGCAGCGTCTCCGCGCCCGATACGGTGATCGCGCTCGTCGTGAACGCGGTGGGTCGGAGCGGCGCCTGGCTCCATGGGTACTTCGGCGCCGAGCGCAGGAAGCCGCGCCCGAACAGGTACGCCACGTCCTTGGACCAGTCCACGACGAGCGTTGGCGCGGCGTTCTCGCCGACCTGCTCGCCGAGCTGCTTGACCATCGACGGGTCTTGCGGGTTGGCGACGACCTCCACTTGCTCGCTGTGGAAGTTCTGCGTGCCGCTCGGGTTGACGAGAATCTGCTGCCAATCGGTCGTCGGGGCTGTGCCCGGCGTCGAGGCGTACGCAGCGTTGACCTGGGATGCCTGGGCGAACTCGATGGCCATGCCCGCAGCGTCGAGGCGGCAGGCAAGCGGGACGATTCCTCAGTCGGCGCGCAACTCGTCAAACGAGTACGGAACCGTGACCGTGAGCATGAACCACACGCCGTCGCTGAGCGGGCTCCCCGACGAGCCGCCCAGCGTCACGACAGGCTCGTCGTCATCGCCTGTGATGAACTGGCCCTCGAGGCACGTACGCACGTCGTCGGCGAGACGGGATACGCGATCAGTGCCTGCCGAGACAGGCGAGAAGATCTGCACGCCGATCGTGCCCGAGCGTCGCCACCGCTTCGTCTTGCCGAGCGCGGCCTGCTGTGACAACGCGGGGACGATGGCGACGCGGACCCATTCGGTCGAGGACGAGGACAGCTCGTTGAGCTGTGTCCATGGCACCGACGGCTGCAGCGCGGACCACTGCTCGTGCCAGTGCTGCAAGATCGCCTCGTGCGCCTGCCGCTCGTTCACGTGGTCAGCGTCGAGTGCGCAGGCGAGCGGGACGATTCCTAGGTGGAGCGCGTGAGCCGGTGTGCTAGCTTGTTCTCAACAGGGACTGTCGGCCGCGCCTCGGGAACCGAGGGCATCGATGGAAGCGAGTCCAAAGGGCTGTGACACGGCCAGCCACGCTCCGACGATGTTGTCGCCGGTCCCTGTTGCTTTAGTCATCCCCGAACGGACTGTAGGCGCTCGCCATGTTCTCCGCGCCCGCCGAGCCCACCTCGCTCGTCGCCGCCGCGATGCCGAAGTCGACGCCGAGCTTCGCCTTGATCGTCGCCATCGCGCGAATGACGCACGACTCAACGAACAACGGCGGAGCCTGCGTCGAGTGGCCCTCATTGAGCCGACGGATGTACGGCACGACGTTGGCGATGTAGAGCTTGCCTTGGCCGAGCTTGAACGACGCGACGACAGCCGCGCCGGCTTGAGCCTCAGCAGAGGACGTGCCCGGCGCCTCGGTCGTGTTCGGCTGCCCGACGCTCGGGATCCAGTTCGCGCGCGCGTGGCCCGTGTCGACCGGCGTGCCGGTGCCTCGCTTGCGCAGCTCGCGGTTGATCTCGAGGATCAGCGCCTTCGCGGCCTTCTCGATCAGCGCGTCGATCTTGCGCTGGACGGCATCGGCAGCGCCCTTGCCGGCCTCCATGACGCCTCAGCGGCGCTTGCCGCGGCGCTGTTGCTCGGGCGTGCGGACGTGTACGGCCTCGCCGGGGACGGCCCTGAACGAGGCTAGCGCGCTCTCGCTTGACACAGAGTCCGAGACGTCGAATCCCGGCTCGCGGCGAGCGGGCGTCTTGTCGTCGTACAAGCCGGCCTCCTCGGTGGGCTTGGCGAGCTCGTCGAGCGGATCGGCGACGGCGCCGGCCTTCGCCTTGCCCTTGGCCGGTCGCGGCGCGTGGTCGGCGAGCCCCGATCGGAACATCGCGAGGTGTCGCTTGGGCGTCATCTCGGACGCAGGGAGCGCGTCGTTCTTAGCGTACTTCACGCCGCGGAACTTGAGCGGACGCCGCGCGAACAGCGGCCCGCCGGGCACGTAGGCGCGCCGGCCGGGACCGCCCTTCGGGTACGCCTGTGCGAGTCGGATCGCCAGCTTCACGAGCTACCCGACCAGCGTGGCGAAGTACACGCCGAGGTCCGGCGCGGTGACGACGTGGCGGAAGTTCGACTCGATCTCGACCACGTCCACGTGCGGCTTCACGTTCGGCCAGCGGATGATCCGCGTGCCGCGCGCGTCGCAGCCCGGGCGCTGCCACACGAACGTGCGCATCGCGGTCGGCTTCTTGCGCCCCGGGTTCGGGTTGCGGTGCATCAGCAGGCCGACCTTGCCAGCGATGAACTCGCCGGTCATCGTACCCGCCGACGTCTCCTCGTCCGCCGTGTACACGGACGAGAGCACCACGAGCTCGTCGAGCTCCATGATGCCGGCCACCATCTGCTTGGTGATCTTCGCCGGGTCGGCATTGTTCGAGCCGCCGGTGATGCGCGCGAGGATGTCGGCGTGGTTCTTGAGCACCTTCCACACGTCCGCGCCGATCGCGAGGACGTTGGGATAGAGGCCCGTCGACTTCTTCACGACCTCGCGGTAGTTCGCGATGTCCTCGAGCGGGGACGAGTCGGTGTCGTCCCACTGCGCGACGGTGTTCGAGCCGTAGTTCGATGCCGAGGTGTTGCCGGTGACGTCGGTGCCCCAGATCGTGGTACCGAACGCCGCGGCGACCATCGCGCGCTCACGGCGGATGAGCTCGAGGTCGGTGACGAACTCGACCGCGTCCGTGTCGGAGTCGATCGGCTCGTCCTCGGCGTCGCGCGTCTGGTCATCGATCGGCTTGCCGACCGACCAGACATCGATACCGAATGGCGTCTTGCTCAGGCGGTACCCGGCCATCGGGATGTCGCCGCCCTCGCCGCGCACCTTCATCTCGTCGCGGAACCAGTCGGCCTTCGTGTACTTGTAGTAGTACCCGGTGTCCTTGGACGACGTGACGATGGGCGCGAGCGCGTCGGCCGCGAAGTCGGCGCGGTCGTTCGCGTACTGCGACGCCCAATCGGTGAGCGTCGTGCTGGTGTGCACGTCCGCCGCGGTGGGGTTGTTCTTGGAGATCTGGACCAGCCCGCGCTTGGCGAGGTTGGCCAGGTTGTCAGGGAGGTTGCGCATGTTCATTGGCTCCGCGTGGTGAGTGGGTTACGTCGCGTCGCGGGCCGTCGCGATGAACACGGCCTCGATGATGTCGCCGTCGGCGCCGGAGGTGCCGATCGAGCGGAGGATGCTGTACTGCGAGCTGGTCGCAGCCTGCGCGCGGCCGTCGTTCTTGGTGCCGAGCGCCGTGCCGGGGGTCGCGAGCGCGCCGCCGGCCACGAGCTTGGTGGTGCCGCCGCACGCGACGACCGCCGCCTTCTCGAGCGTGTTGTCGGGCGCGTTCTGGAGGACGCCGATCGGGACGTCGGTGGTCGCCGAGCAGGCGACGACCTTCCCGTTCGAGTCGAGCTTGACCTGGTGGTACTGCTTGGACGAGAGATCGGCGCCGGCGAGAAGGCCGGGGATCGTGACCTGGGGGTTCGAGGTGGCCATGGTGTTGTGCTCCTCTCGCGCTTACGCGCGGACGCTTTCGTTGTAGAGACGGCGGCCTTCGGGGGTCTTCATGACCGCGACGCGCGCCGCCGACTTGGTGACGTTGTTGTCCTTCGCGTACTTCTCGGTGAGCGCGTCGAACTCGGCCGCCGGGCCGGTGGGCTTGTCGCTGTCGTCCGAGGCGAAGCCGTCCGCCGCCTTGTCGATGCGGCTCGTGGCGACGAGGCCCTTGATGTACTCCGTCGCCTTCTCGCGCTCGGTGCCATCCTTGATGGCCTCGATCGCCTTGACGATGGCGCGCTGGATGTCGCTCGCGCCGCCGAGTGTCTCGGTCGCGCGCTTGGCGAGGTCGGCCTCGTTCGCGCGACGGTTCGCGGCGTCGGCCTGCTTGGCGAGGTCGACGAGACGCGGGTCGTCGCTCTTGCGGTACACCGTGCCGTTGTCGGCGGTGTACTCGACGGCGTTCGCCTTCTCGAACGACTCGATCGCCGGCTGACGGTCGGCGTGGGACTTGGCCAGGAACGCCTCGCGGTCGGTGACCGGCAGCGACTTCCAGACCGTGAACTCGGTTGCCGAGAGATTGGAGATGCGCTCGTAGCGCTTCTCCAGCTCGGCGATCTTCTCGGCTTCGGTGGTGGACATGCTCGCCACGTTGCGGCCACCGCTCGAGAGGGGCGATTCGCTTGCACGCGACTTCGCGGAGGGCGCGATCGTCGACGGGGAACGCATCGCCACCGCCTCGGGCGCGAACGCATCGGCCGACACCACGACGATCGTGTTCTCGGGCACGACGACGAGCCCCGGCTGTCCCGCCGCCAGCTCGTGCGTGTGCCCCGAGTCCGCGAGGATCGTCAGCGTACCGTCCTCGCCGCGGACAATGCCGTGGCTGTGGCCGTACTCGACGCCGGCCATGGTGGCGTACTCGACGCGGAGTGAGCCGTCGTCGTAGACGCAGATCGCGTGCGCGTGGCCGTCGACCTCGTTGGTGTAGAGCGAGGCTTTGCGGACGCGACCATCGCGCTTGAGCGCCGTCCGCTCGCCGATGCCGCCGATGGAGAACGCCGCAAGCTCGCCGCTCTGGAACCGCTTGAACGTCTCCGGGCTCGGCTTCATCGCGATGGCGAGGCCGTGCGTGCTGGTCTCGATGCCGAGCGCCTTGTTGATCTCGGGCACCAGCGGGAACGCGAACACCACGCGGCCGTCTTGTTCGCCGTCGTGCATCACGTCCGCCGATGCGCCGCCCTCCATGAACTCGGCGCACACCTTGATGAACTCGTCGGAGGTGACGTCGATCGCGTCGTCCTGGTAGTCGACGTGAGGCGTCTTGCCGCCGTCGAGGGAACCCGCCATCGCCCAGCCGAACACGAGCCCGAGGCTCTCGTCGGTCTTGGCAACGCGGAACGTCGCCTCGAATCCGCCGGGGTCAGCGCGCTTGATCAGCGCGACGTTGGCGATGGGGCCTTGGGCTCCGGCATCGACCGCGCTGATGAAGTCGAGGCGCTTGAGCTTCAATTTGAAAGGGGCGCGTGCCATGCACACACGCTCGCGCCCTGCCTCAAGAGGGACGATTCACGAACACCAGCCGATGCCCGCCCGCATGCGGCACCGCTGGCCAGCGTCTCGTGAACACCCCGCCCCGCTCGCGGAACAGCGCCCCGACCTCGGGCGTGTAGCACGTGCCGTCGGGTTCGCGGTTGAGCTCGAGCACGAGGCGACCGCCCGGCGAGAGGCGATACAGCGCGTCGTCGAGGAAGAACGCCCACTCGTCGGCGCCCCACGGCGCGGAGGCGTGCCCGTTGAACGTGACCATGTACGCCGTGATCAGCTCGTAGCCGCCCGGTGTCGGATACGGCAGCAGCGTCGTGTTTGGCCTCACATCGACGTCGCTCACGTCGACGCCGATCGCCTCGGTGACCTCGCGATACAGCGCATCACGTCCGGACCAGTCTGTCGCCGCGACGTAGTGCCCGAGCCGGCGGCACACGAGCGGGAAGTAGCCGGCCCCGGTGCCGAGGTCGAGCACACGCAACGGCTCGCAGCGGTCGAGATCGAGGGCCACGGCTCGGCGCGCACACACACGGATCCATCGCTCGGCGTCGAGATACTTCGTGGCACTCGGTCCGGAGGTCGCGACCTCGTACCGGGCCGCAATCTCGGCGAGCCTCGTGCGGTCCAGCTTGGCGAGCACGCGATCGACGACGGCCTGCACTCTCTCGCCTGGCGTCATGCTGCTCGCTCCTGTTGCGTCGCCAGCGCGCGCTCGAACGCGGCGCCCCATGCCGGCGCGCATACTGCCCATGTCCTCGTCTCAAGCATCCGATCGGCGTTGCGACGCCCTGCCTCGCGCACGTAGTCAACGTTCCTCGCGCACCACGCGAGCGCGTCGCGGAATGCCTCGGGCGTGCGCTCGACGATGAGCCCGCTCACGCCATGCTCGACCAGTTCGGGGACGATGCCGACGTCGACCGTCACCGGGAAACAGCCGCACGCCATGCCCTCGATAATCGGGCGCGGATCGCCCTCGGCATCGGAGGCGCACGTGATGACGTCGATGGCGTTGTACCAGGCGCCCATCTGCTCGTACGGCAACTCGGGGCCGCTCGACCCAGGCCCGCACTCGACGAGCGCCGGCCACGCCTCGCGGATGACGGGCAGGCGCTTGTCGGCCTGCTTCGCTGACCCGGCCCAGCCGACGCGCAGCGGCCCCGACCGGCGTTGCTCGTCGCACATCAGCTCGGGGTGGAATCCCTTGGGCGCGAGGCTCACTTCGTCGGGTGAAAGCACCGAGGCGCCGAGCGGCATCGCGGCGTGCTGGTCGAGGCCGGCACGCACCTCGGAGAGCAAGCGCAGCGAAGGGACGACCACGCCCGCCGATCGCGCGAGGTGCTTGCGCGCCAGCACGCGCGCCGGCAGTCGGCCGTACTTGCGCTGCGTCCAGCGGTGCGAGGAGACCTGCTTCACGACCCGCCGTCCGTAGTGCTGCTCCAGCCCACCGCGCCACCAGAAGTCGACGATCAGGTCGGCCTCGGCGGCGAGCGGGATGACCTCGGCCATCGAGTAGGCGATGCGCAGGTCGAGGTGCGGCAGATGCTGCACGAGCGCACGAGCCGTGAAGTCGTACGACCAGTCGCGCGAGCCGGGGCAGAGGAGGATCATGCGGCCCGCCGTTTCTCCAGATCGAACGCCGTCGAGGACGTGCATCGACAATTTGCCGTGTGAGCCGGCCCACCACGCACATCTCCCGGGCTGCTCATGCGCACGCCATCCGGCAGCACGAAGTCCTCCCCAAACTTCACTCGCACCCCGTCCATCGCCTGGTGCTGCTCACGCGCATCCGTCGTCGCCGGGCCGGCGTGCCATTCCTTGACCAGCGCGTCCGCCTCGACGTCACCGCGCGAGATGGCCTGCCGCATCGCATCGTCTGCGCCCTCGTGCGCGTTGCGGAGCGCCTCGGTGCGGGCGATGGTCTCTGCACGGTAGGTCAGCGCGTTCGTCCGGTACCTCTCGACATAGTCATCAATCTGCGCCGGCGTCAGCGAGCCGCCATCGCGGTCGAGTCGACGCAGCGTGCGATCAGCCTGGCCGCTCGACAGCTCGTAGCCGGTCGCGCGTAGGTACTCGCCGCTCTCGAGCGCGCGCCGGTAGTTCGCGACCCATTGCTCCTGATTCGGCGTGAGCCCGATGCTGTCTCGGAAGTCCTGTGCGATGCGCCTCGGGTTGACGCCCTGCGCGGCCGACTCGACGAGCGCGCGCTGCGTGATCTGCCGCGCGATCTGGTTTCGCTCGAGCGTGAAGCCTTGGACCAGTTCCAACTGGTTCGCCCGCGCGCGCTGCACGACCTGCGGTGTCGCGGTGTCGAACCGGATGAGCTTGTCGCTCACCTTGCCGTCGAGCCAGTCGGCCGCACGCTGGCCCGCCGCGACGTACTGCGCTTGGATGTCCGCGGCGATCTTGCCGGCCGCTGCGTCGACGCCAGTGATCGCGCGCGCGTAGTCGCCGCGAAGGATGCGCTCCTCGATGGCGGCCACGCTGTTCTCCTCGCGGAGCCAGGCGACCACGTCTTCATAGCTGAGCCCAACACGCTGAGCGATCAGCGTGAGGAGCGAGCGCATGTCGCGTTCCGAAATGGCTAGCCCCCTACCCTCGTCATGCACTCCCACACGGCGCCGATGCCCGTCGGTTCGCTCGTGCCGTCGGCTGCGATCGTGTACGTCTTGCCGCCGTGCGTGATGCGGTCGCCCGCGCGCGGCTCGATGCCATCGGGCAGCGTCGCGCCGAGGATCGTGAAGCCGACAAATGACGTCCGCGCCTGCGCTCCGGTGAGTTGCGCGTTCTGCCAGAACTGCCAGTAGGCGCGACGCGAGACGCCCTTGCGGCCCTTGCACTGGTAACTCGTCGTCGTGAGCGTTGTGCCGGCGGTCAGCGTTGCACCGCGTGCGCCGGGGTCAACACGGACGAGCGTCATCGCGCCGAAGCCGAGCAGCTTCTGACCTCCGAGTCCTTTCGCGAGCAGCTTGGCGAGTTGGTTGGCCATGGGTCACCAAGGCTCGTTTCGATCGAAGTCCGAGCACGGCCCGAACGGGTTGACACACGAGCCTTCCGAGGACGAGCCGCCCTCGGCTGTGGCGTCCAACTCGCTCGACGCGAGATACCCGCCCACGAGTTTCATCAGCACCGAAGGCAGCGCCGATGCGGTTCCGCGCTGCGTAGACGTCGGCGAGAAGAACGTGATGCTCGCGCCGCCCGCGCCCATGCTCTGGATGTTCGAGCCCTGATCCTCGGCGGCGAGCACGCTCTCGTCGTCGAGGGCGAGGCGCGCAAGCTCATAGCTCGCGGCGCGAAACGGATACTTCGCGTCGCCATCTGCATCTCCGACCGTGAGCGCGTCGCGCTCGGCGAACGTGTCGTAGTCGTCAATCCAGAGCAGGCGATCGAGGTAGCGGCCAGCGCGCACGAGTAGTCGCTGGAGGCTCTCGTCGGTCGAGAGTGCGTCCCACGCATCTGTCTCGGAGCCGAGATAGCTGAGCGCGCCAGCGAGCGATCCGTAGATGCGCGCCGAGGCGCCGTTGTCGAAGGTGATGGTCTCGCTCATTCAACAGGCTCCTCGCGCTCGGTCTCGGTGGGCTCGGGTTGCTCTTCCTCGGGCTTCTCGTCCTCGGGCTCGCCGAACGCAGGCCGCGGGAACCCGCCGAACCGCGGCAGCATCGGCTCGTCCTCGTCCTGCCAGGGCAGGTCGACGCCCTCGAACACCGCGCGCTTGGCGGGATGGTTGACCGCGAGCCCGGCCATGTTGAGCTGCGCGATGGCCTGCACCGCCTTCAGCACGTCGGCGCGCATGATCGGCCCCGGTGTCAGCGACGGCGCGGCGAGGTCCGGATCGAGTCCGTTCGCGGCGACGATGCGGCGGACGATCTGGTCATCGGCGACCGCGGCGAACAAGCGAGCCTCGGCCGAGAGATCGGCGCCGAGTGCGCTGATCTTGCTCTCGTGCATGCCATAGGTCCCCGTCGTCTCGCCGCCGCCGA